GTTGTCAGGAAAGAGTAGGAACAAGTGCTGCTGATGCTCAGGTAATTGGATTTGTTGATACTGCAGAAATGAGTAAACAGATTCAGACACAGAAAGCTCAGGTTCTTGATTCTGTTTTTCCGGCTTCAATTGATGCTCAGGCTATAAATGTAACCGGAAGAATGACAGGATTTCTTGCAAGTCCGGCTGTTTACAAAGGTACACAGACTTATAACGGTGGCGGCAAGATTTCCCTTTCTTCTTTCAATCCAAAATCATCAGACTTTAAAAACGGTACTGTTGTATCTAAGTTTAAATATCTTGATTTCTACGATGAAAAAAAGAAAATTATTCTTGGTTACATTGATACTCTTATTTCAACAGGCTTTACAATTACTATGAATGGCGGATCTTACGTCAAAGCAAATGTAAGCGTTGAAGCTATTGATATGAGTTCTGGAGAAGATTACGAATCTCAGACAGATGCAGAAGAGCAGTAAACTGCAATAAGAAAATAGGGGAAAATTACTTTTAATTTCCCTTATTTTCTCTTAAAACCACAAAAAAAAGGAAAAACACTATGGAATTAGAAAAAATCGAAAAAACAGACGTTGTATTAAATGAAACACAAAAAGTTAACATGTTTAACTCTATTGTTATGGGAAAAGATGTTACAGAAACAATTAAAACAAGCCGTGGAGACTTTAAAGTAAAATATCCACGTGCAAGAGATATTCAGCAGATTGGTAAATTACAGGCCTATAGATTAGGCGGTATTTCTGCTGAAAGTTTCGATAAAAGTGTTTTGACATTCATTCAGGAAGTTGCAACTCTTGATGTTTTAGTTTTGGATGGCCCTGATTGGTTTAACAATGCAAAAAAAGAAAATGAAAACTTTTCTTGGCTTGATATACCTTCTCAGTCTTTTATTATGGAGGTTTATTCAAAACTCTATACCTTTCGCCTTAAAGTGCAGAAATGTATTGAAACTAATGACACAGACGGAAATAAAGGAGTGGCTGCCGTTTCAGACGTTGAGGATAATGGTAGTCCAGGACTTTTTGACGGCGTCAGTTCAGAGTAAAGAACTGCAAGATGATATTTACTATTTTATATGGTTCGAATTCCTTATGAATTATGACAAGATGGGAATAAGGGATGCTTATCAAAGAGAAAAAGAAAAAGAAAGAAATGCTGTAGATGCAGATGAATTAAGGGCTTTGGGATATTCAGAAGAAGATATTGCTAAAGCTCAGTTATAGAGGTGAATACAATGGCAAATGACGGAATCACAATACATGGCCAACTTCTTTTAGATTCAAAATTAAATACTGATAAACCTTTACTTGATGCAAATTATCAGAATGGAGAATCTTTAGACAGTTTTCAATCTATAACAGAAGCTCAAAACAATGCAGCAGATTCATATAAAAACAATACGGCAATAATGAAAGAATTCGGTGATATTATGCCTGAGATAATTAAAAATCTCAGGCATATGAATTCTGTTGTTGCACAATCTTCTTCAAGTTTACCGGCTATTAAAAAACAACTTACATCAGAAGAACAAAAAGATAAAAGACTTGATCAATTAAATCGCCAGAACTTTTTAGGCTTTATAAACACCGGTAGTAATATGATTCAAGGTGCTGCTCATGGTAATATTAGTGGCTCGTTAATTTCTGGTGCAAGTGGTATGTCATCTACTATGAACAATTTTTCACAAATGGCTGATGTTTCAGGAATGTCAGGTCTTGCAAAAGGATTGTTAGTAGGTGGTGGACTTTTAACGGCCGGTGTGGCCATTGCTAAAGGTGGAAAGGCTCTTGCAGATGCCTACAAAGATGCTATGCCTACAATTTTTGGAACAGGAAAAGCCTTTGGAACTACAGATAATGATTTGTCAATGGCATTATATAAAAATGTAAATACATATAATAATGGAACAAATCTTGATAATGATGCCTTTAATTCTCTTGTAGTGGGGCTTAGAAAACAAGGTATTGGAAATAGTTTAACTTCACCTTTTGAACAAGCTGCAATGGCCGGTAAAATAGCAGAAACTACATCACAATGGGCTTATGCTACAGGCGGAGATGCTAATCAATATGCAAACTTAGCCGGAATTATGTCTAGGTACGGTGGAAGTAAAAATGTGCCAGAAGATTTCAACAGAATTGTTAGTGCCGGTTATGCAAGTGGATTGAATGATTCTCAGATTCCTGAATTCTTGTCTGGTATTCAGAAAGTTATGGAAGAAGGAATTGCAAAAGGATTTTCCCGTTCTGCTACAGAAGTTGCAGAAACAATGATGATGTTCTCAAAGTTATCTGGCAACAATGCTTTCTGGCAAGGAGAACAGGGAGCAAAAATTATAAATCAAGCAAGTGCCGGATTATCAAGTGCTACTTCAATGTCAAAAACAACAGATTTAATTGCTTTCGGAGCATTATCAAGAGCAAAAGATAAAAATGGAAGGGCATTAACTGAATCTGCATTAAAAAAAGGTGAAAGTGGCAGCCTTTACATGGAAGATAGTAACTATGTAAATGAAATGATGTTACTAGAGCAAGGTCTTACTAAAGATAATTTTGGTGCTTTAATGGGTGGAATATATGCATCTACAGGAAATAATGGAGATGCTCAGATTGAAAGAATACGTCAGATGTTTGGACTTAATTATACCGGTGCCAGAAGGATGCAGCAACTTTATGAAGAATATAAAGATAAACCTTTTGATGCAACTTTTGATACAAAACTTAAAAATATTCAGGAAAGTCCAGAAAACCAAAATGATGAAACTGCATACCGAAAATCTGTAAATAAAATTGCAGAAGCTTTACAAACAATAGGGCAGCCGGTATTTAACATTGAATTAAAAGCTATGGATGGTATATCATCAGCCGTTACGAACATTGAAAAGTGGTTAAGTATGGACTATGCTAATAGAGAAAAAGAAATGGAAACAGAAGAAATTCTGAATTCATTAAGTCCAGAAAAATACTCTATTGTTATGTCTAACATGAAATATTACGGTGATAAAGACTTAGGATTAGAACGATTACGTGAATTAAGAGATTATAATGGATTAGGCCCATTCCCTGGACTTGGTAATAAATACAGCGTTTTTGATACTCCTAATAAACTTACTCCTAATATTTATAAGGAGGAAACTTTTGAAGATTTAGAAGGTGCATGGAGACTTAAAGAAGATGCAACTCCGGCAAGTTTTATTAAAGAAGCATGGGGTGAAGAAATTCTTAAACAAACAGGTAGTGTTGAAGATGCAAATGCCTTTATTGAAGCTATAACAAATCCTGATAATCGAAGAAATAAAGATATTAGAAATTTTCAGGATATGTTAATTAAATATTCTGATGGGTTAAATTATACTGTTCCAGAACAAAATGAAACATTAAATAAGATCCTTGAATTATTAAATAGTGGTATTGAAATTAATTATAATGTAATGCCTAACCGCAACTTGGACTAAAACAGGAAAGCTAATAAGGTGTATAATAACAAAAGGACGTACACCTGGAAGAAAGAATTCTTGGAAAACGCAGCAATGATTTTTGACCGTCACAGACCTGACATCACGGAAAAAGCTCAGCAACGGAAAATCGAAGAGCTCGAAACAAAGCTCAAAAAGAAGGACGAAGTGATAGCCGAAATTGCTGAGGAAAACATGATGATAAAAAAAACTTTTGGTGGCCGGAGCTAGGGAAAGAAAAAGTCAGCCTTAAAACGCGGACTCTTTGCGTATTGATTGACAACACCATATTAATAGAATAAAATAAATTAAGATTTAGGTATGTTAAGAAATTGGCAGCCGGAGTAATGTTTTTGCATTATTCCGGCTTTTTTATTTAACTTCATATTAAGGAAAAAAAGATGGAAACATTATCACAAGCTCCACAACCTGTTATTAAATGCTATCAAAATGATACTATATATCAGATTTTCTCACCTACATCAATATATACATCTGGAAGAAATTTACAGTCATATAACTTTGAACGATCTTTAGAAAATTTTGGCGGTTCGTTCAGTTTTACAGTTAAGGAAGATGTTGAAAACCTTAATGAATTATTTATGGATAAGGTTCAGCCATTAGATATTATAATGATTTCTGAAAAAGATGAAAGAGTAGACTTTCTAGGGGTAGTTACAACAGTTTCAATTGGAGCTATTGCTAGTAATCTTAATAAAGTAGTAACAGTTTCCGGCAAAAGTATTGAATGGCTTTTTAGTTATTTCAATATTGCTGCAGACATAAAACTGATGGTATTTGAAAATGAATCGGCTAACAAAACTTTCAAGGCTGATTTAGAAAAAAAACAGGGAACAGAAGGACTTACAATTAAAGACGTTGTAACAACTAGTATAACAGCTTTTAGAAATGAAGAAAGTAAACTTAGTGGAACTGATAGCGATGCAACAGAAGAAAAAATTACACCTGTTTCCAATTCATATATAGGTGATTTAATTGATACCTGGTTTAAAACTGATTATGTAGAAGCTACAGAAACTCAGATAGCATATCCAATTTCAAGTAATCTTTTTGATACAGAAAAGATTAATGTAATTGATTATATTAGGAAACTTTTTCCTTCACCGATTTATGAAATATTCAGTTATATTGATGATACAAATCAATTAAAACTTGTTGTTCGTGAAGCTCCTTTTGATAATCCAGAAGCTACATATTATATCAATCCTACTCAATTAACTGATTATACACTTACAAGAAGCTGTGAAGAAGTATACACGGCCTTTATGACTTACTTGGAAGGAACTGATGCTGCTCCATCTTTCTATATGAATATTCAGGCTGCTAAAGACATTCAGAAAGGGTATAACTATGCAAAACCATCGGAAAATAAAATAAATAAATATGGTTATCAGATTTTAACTTGTTCACTAGTTGGTTATAACAATGATCCTGATGCACAGATAGACCGAACAAAATTAGACGAATTGAATACAAAATTAGCCCGATGGTTCTCAAAATTAGATGAAATGTATTCTGGAGATTTAACAATTGTAAATATGACAAAAGAAAGACCGGCCAGAATAGGTGAATGGTTAGGATTTGCAAAAGGACTTTATTATGTTATTTCCGAAAAACATTCATGGATGTATGGCGATAATCCTATGATTAATTATCAGGTTACTAGAGGCGGTCAGTATACCGGAAATAATTTCAGACCAATTAGAAAATTATCTGCTGTATACAAGGAGTTTGAACAATGATCATCAAACAGAAAGTACATAAAATAAATGCACGTGCGCCAAAAATACTAGGGGGAAATTATTTAACCGGAAGAATTGGATTTTGGGCCTTAGTTACAGATGTAAACTCAATGAATAATACCGTTACAGTAATTTCTGATACAGGCTACGAATTGCCTAATATTCCTGTATGCTCAAACGAATGGGTAACTGTAGATGATAATAAAAACTATATTCCATCAGAAAGAAACTTGCCGCCAAAAAATTCAAGAGTTTTTGTTTTAACTCCAACATATACGGCAACCGGAGCTTTTGTATTATGTTCAGGTTTTTCAAGGGGAGATGAAAACATCAGAACTTTATGGGCCAAAAACAAAAATGAACTAGAAGATAAAAATAATAGTAGAGAAGTGAAAACTCAGGGTGGATGGGATATTACAGAAGAATATAGCAATGGAAACTATTCTGCTAAAAGTAACGATGAAAAAATAACTATTACAGTTAACACAACGCAAGATGACAATAAAGGTCAGAAAAAAGAAGTGTCTATATCAGCATGGAATAATTCTATTGTTATTAATGAAGATGGTATATCAATTACGGATAAAAATAATAATTCTATTAAGATGACAAGTTCTGATATTAATATTGTAGCAAATCAAACTTCTAAGTTAAAAATTGGTAACTCGGCAGCATCCATATTTAGTGTTTTAAATAGTTTGCTTACAACTTTAAATTCTGGCTCAATTATTACACAAGGAAGTCCGGCAATACATACAATTACACCAAATCAATTTACGAGTACTGTTACAGAACTGAATAAGGTTTTGAAGGGATAAGAAAATGGCTCTTGTAGATTCAACATTGGAAACAGCTTTATTTACAATTTTCTCAAATATGAACAATATCACAAACAATGGTGATAGATATATGGCTAAGAATGTTGCTTTAGCAATAAAAAACTTTGTATTAACTGCAACGGTAAGTACTACTGATGTAGGAACTGTTTCCGGTACAAGTTCATATAGTGGAAAAGGAACAGGAAATCCAGGCTGCTTTGTAATTGATGAAAGTCAGTTAGAAACTGATTTATTTAATTCATTTACAAAAGAAAATGTTACTGATGAAGATATAAAAAACGATATGGCAACAAGTATTAATGATGCTTTAAGTGAAAGTAACATTATTTCTACAGATACAAGTGGAAACTTAACATCTCCATCCGGTGTAGTTTCTGAATATTCAGGAACCGGAAAAGGAACTTTTTCAGGTACTAAAACTATTATTTCAAATAAACTATCAGATACTTTTGCAGAAATGAGAACAATAAAATCCGGTGGAAATGAGCTTTTTGCAAAAGATTTGGCAGAAGCTATTGGAGATTTTATTAGAAACGGAACTATCACGGTTCAGTTAGATACACCTATAACCGGAACAGGCGTAGGGAGTGCAGCATAATGGCTAAGTTATTAAATGCAGATTATTGGAAAAATGCCTATTTACTCGAATTTAAACTTAATGAAGTTTTAACGGATGCTTTTACTTTTTCTGTTCCTCCAGAAAGTGAAGAATTTATATTTCCACAAAGAAAAAGTGAAACTAAAACCTTTGGTGGTGCTGTAGTTGCTGATTACGGTAACGATCTTGTTTCAATAAGTTTATCTGGTTCTACAATAAATCAGGAATTAAAATTAATATACAAAAGTTCTTTGGGCTATACAGAAATGACAGGCGAACAAGAAGCCTTCTATTTGCGCGATTTACTTAAAAAATATGGCAGCAACGATAAGTTACAAAACAAAGAAGTATATTTATATTCACTAAACGGTGGTGGAAACAAAACAAGTCATAATCCTAAATGGTGGAAAATCTTTGTAGGTCAATTAGATATTTCAAGAAGTAAAGATAAGCCATTTTGTTATAACTACAAGTTTTCAGCAACAGGACTTCCGGAAGTAACTAGAAAAACTCCCAAATTATCTAAAATTGATTCAGCCTTTGAATCTTTTTCATCTGCCGTTGTTTCTATTGCAGAGGAAATGACAGATATATGTAATCAGATTAATGAATATGGTGGTGAATTTCTTTCAGAATTATCAGGATATATTGGAACATTAAATAGTTGTATTGATATTTTTAATGGTTCTATTGCTCAGTATGTTTCGATGGTAAGTGGTGTTATTAATGATACTTCATACTTAATAACAGATTCACTTACACTAGGGGATAAAGTTCTCTTTTCTGCAACAAGATATTATACAACATTAAAAGATGATGTTTGGAACTCTTGCCAGAACGTAGTAGAAGCTGCAAAGAAGGTAGGAGATTATTGCGCTAATCTTGACGAAACATATAGCGATGATTCTGCCTGGTTTAGTATTCAGGAATTATATGACGAATCTGTAAGTCAAGATGATATTGCCGATGTTTTTTCTACTCTTGGCCATGAAGAAGTAAAACTTGCAAATAAACTTAATGCAACTATAAGCAAAAATTTAAATGACGTAAGTATATCTGTAATTCCAGGTGATACAGGTGAAGATGATGAAGCCATATTGTCTTATGGTTATAAGGTTGTAGCTTTATCAGATGCAGAAACAAATTGGGATCAACTAGCACAAGATTATTATGGTGATGCATCTTTATCAACTATGTTAGCCGTTTACAATAATCTTCCAACAGATCAGGAATTAGAAGCCGGTCAAAGTGTTTTAATTCCAAATCTCAATTTTGCGGAAAATAAAGCTGCAGAAAATGAAGTATATAACAGTCCTGATGTAAAAGATAATTATGGTAAAGATTTGATTATAAATGATAAAGACTTTGATGTTTATAATGGTGATATTGCTCCTATAGAAGGTGTAGATAATCTTGAACAGGCCTTACTTAACAGATATTCAACATTAATAGGAGCTAGAATAAGACTTGAAGCCTATGGAATTCAGGCATCTATCGGAGATGCCTTAAATGCAACATCGGCTTTAATTCAAGCAAGTGTGCATCAAACAACAGTAGAAGATCCTCGTGTAGACAGTGTAGAAGATATATCTTTCGTAGGAAAGGGAGATAACCTTACTGTATCAGTTATATATATAGATAAAAATGGTGCAAAAAGAAATTTTGGAGGAACAATTTAATGGATACAAAAAATTACAATACATTACTTACAGAAATGAAAGAAAGTGCAATTGCCGGTGGTTCAGGAATAACAGACTTCAACTCAGGTTCAAACATTATGACAATATTTGAAGCCGTAGCAAGGCCGATGGAACAGGCTTATATAGATACTCGTAATGGTTATACTAATAATTTAAGGGCCATTCCTTATTCAGTTTTTGACTTTACACAGAAAACAGGACAAAAAGCAACTGTTGATTTAATCTTTAGAAGAAATGAAATATTAACAATGGCATCAACAATACCCGTTGGAACAAGAGTTAGTGATGGAACCTTAGTATTCATAACCACAGCCGTAGCGACAATTCCGGCAGCAACAAAAGCAACAGTAAATCTGATTTTTACAAGAAATGAAATCTCAGACACAGAATCTATTATTCCTGTAGGCACAAGGGTTAGTAATAGCAATGGTAGTGTAGTTTTTATCACTACACAAACAGGTGTTATTGAAAGTGGTGAACTTAATTCTGGTGTTATCTCAGCTCAGGCAGAAAGTGTAGGTGCTGCCTACAATGTTGCTGCAGATTCATTAACAACAATACTAAGCTCTTTAACTCCAGAAGTAACAAATGTAACTAATCCTGATGCCGCAACCGGCGGTGTAAATGGTTCTACAGAATCTAACGAAGTAGGAGCTATAGCAGAAGAAATTGGTGTCCAATACAATGTAAAGGAAAACACTATTACAACAATAGAAAGTAATTTATCCACAGAAATTGTAAGTGTTTACAATCCAACTAAAGCTGTCGGAGGAACTGATACAGAAACTCAGACACAAATGCTTAGACGTTTTAAATACTACATTAATGGTTTGCAAGGTTCAAATAAGTACGGAATTATGGCCGGCGTATTAGGTATTGAAGGTGTTCGATCTGTAGGTATGGAAGAACATTTTGGAAGCCTGAAATCTGGAATATATAATTTTACTGTTTATGTTGATGATGGAACCGGTTCTTTAAGCGAAGATTTAAAGAATGAAATTGAAGATTTAATTAATGGAACTGATACAGAAGAAAATCCAGGATTAAGGGCCGCCGGTATTAATTGCGATGTTGTAGCAGCTACAAAAGTTGATATTGATATAGAAGTAACAGTAACTATATACAGAGTTGAACAGGCAAAAATTGAAAGTGATATAACAACAAAATTACAGGAATATATTAATGGTCTTGGTATTCACGAAAATGTCGTTTTATCATCCGTTATAGTTCTTCTTAAACAGCTTTCCGGTGTTACGGATGTTTCAGGCCTTACAATCAACGGAGAGAGTGATAATGTTATCATAAGTGAAAAACAGATTGCTCGTTACAGTTCTGTAGAAATTCATATAATCAATCAGTAATTGGGGGAAAAAATGGATCTTAAAGAACAATTAAGGGGAAACTTCCCTAAAACCATAGATAAAAGTAAACCTGTATTTTCTTCTCTGATTGCAAATGACAAGGGAACAGCTGCTATCCAGAAACAATTAAATGATTTGTTTAAGTATATGAAAGAATGGATTTCTACACCTGATGTATACGAACAGACAGGAGTAATGTTAGACAAGTCCATAAGATTCTTTTCATTCTTGGAACAATTCGCAGATGAAACAGAAACTTCACTGAAAAATAGATTTGCTGCTTTATTTATCAGAAATCATGATACCAGGTGGGGAACTGCCTTTGATATTAAACGTGTATTTCAACAGTATTTCCCACATGCAACAATTTATATAGTTGAAAATACAAATAAAATTGATGACGAAAATCCTGAACTTGCGAACTTAATAGATAATGGAGATATTGAAACAAGTGAAGCTCTAGGATGGAGTTTAACAAATTGTGTAGCCGATGCAGATGCTAGTTTTTCTAAAGGATATGGCATATTATTTAATAATAAGGGTGGGATTTTAAGCCAATCTGTTGAAGTAAAAAGCAATCAGGCTTATTTTTTGCATTTCTTCTTAAAAGGCTCAATCAAAGTTTCAGTCAAAAGTAATTCAAACAAGTATTGGGATAAATCTACTAACACCTGGAGTGATACGATAGTTTATAACACTTTTACAAGTGAAGAATGGAATAACCAAAGCATGTATTTTATAACAGGTAATAACGATAGCTCTGTAATTATCAGTTTTGAATACAATGGAGAATTAACATACATAGATTATTTCAGATTATTTGAAAAACAGCCTTATGGAAGTTTTACGGTAATAGCACATTTTGAAGGAAATACAGCTGTAGGTGTTTTTGGTCTTGCTGCCGGTGATTCTGATCCTAACATTGAAACACAAGAATCTACTCCACCACAACCTAGATATAGTAACTATGGTTATTATGATAAATCTTATTTATCTGGTGTTCCTGTTGGTTTTGCTAATGATATTTATGAAGATTTATTGGATTATTTAAGGGCGCAAGGTGTAAAGGCCTTTCTTGAAATTGTGGTAAAAGACTATTCAGAGTAAGTATAAAACTTGCAAGAAAAATTAAAAGTATGGTATAATATGACATAATTGGTATGTTGAGAAATTAGCAGCCGGAAATCTTTAATCATATAAGGTTTCCGGCTTTTTTTATTTCCCTTACAGGAGGAAATTGAATAATGTCTTTACAAGATTCAACTTTTAGAACATCTCATGCAATGGATAATGAGATTATTAAGGCTAGTGATTTTGAATTTGCCTTTGAACAGATAGCTGAAAATGTTTCAAAAGCTACACAAATGCTTTTAGAATCAAATCAGGATTTTGTTATAAATGGAAAAGTTTTACCGGCATCAGGAATGAATTTAAAAGTTTCTCCTATTTATGGTGTTTGTAAATCAAGCGGAATACCTTTTGGAAGAACCGAAGAAACGGATGAAACAATAGCATTTGCCGGTTCTACTTTGGGCCGTGTCGATATACTTGAAGTAAAAGGTGAGTGGGAAACTTATGACAATCAACAGAGAGCATTTAATGATCCTGATACAGATACTCAGACATATCAGTATGTTGATACCAAAAAATTAATGAAGCCTGTTTATAGGGTTTTGGAAGGTGTAGAAGGTTCTGGTATTGCTCCGGAAGTAGAAGATGGATGGGTAAAACTTGCAGAAGTTGTAATTGAACCTGGTGTATCAGAAATCTATGAAGAAAACATTAAAAATATAACTGCCGATGTAGCCGGAATGGAAAATGAAGATTGGACTACAGAAAAAGATGTTACCTATAACATTGGTTACATTTCTCAGGTTAATGAACGTTTCCGTGTTCAACATAATGAAGATGGAACACATAAAGATGATTCTATTAATTCTGATTCTCTCGACATTGGAACAGGTACAAAACAAATTAACGGTAATATTCTGCCTATTGGTGGAAGTGTTTCAATTCCAGAACAAACCGTAGCAGCAACAGATTCTATTATTTCAGTAATTACTAAGGCTGTTGCTGTAATAACTACTATTTACAACAGTTACCTTAAATATGGTGCATACAATTTCAAAGGAAGCCTTAATGTTTCTGCATTAGCTGATAGCGGAAATAACCTTGTAAAGCCTATTACAATAAATGCAAATGGTGATGGAACGGCTAGTATTTTAATAGATGGAAATACTGTTTTATCAATTGATGGGGTAGGAAGGCTTTCTACTAATGGATATACAGCTACTTCAAATAATCACATTGTAACTAAAGTTGTAACTGATGCTATTTCAACGGCATTAACGGCTCTAACACAAAGAGTAACAACATTAGAACAAAATGCCACATCTTCAACTGAATACAGTAATGGTGTTCTTTCTGTTGGAAGTAATGGCCGTTACAATCTTGATTCTGTTACAATTAATTATGCAACTACAACAAATATTACTTTATCAGGAAGCCAGACTATAGATGGAAAAACACCTGATAACGGTGATTTTATTCTTGTAAAAAATCAGACTGACAGTACAGAAAACGGTATTTATGAATATTCATCTAGTAGTTCTTGGTCTAGGGTAACGGCATACTATCAGCCAATTTCTCTTAAAGGAAAGTTGTTCCAGGTTCAATTGGGTAATACAAATGCCGGAAAAATCTTCTATATATTAGATGAAACTTTTGATGATTCAGAAGCCTTTGGAACAGATTCCATTGAATTTTATGAATATCTCGGAAGCCTAAAATCACTTGCTAATCATCTTGTTATGAGAGATGCAAATGGTAGGGCCAAAGTATGTGCGCCATCTGCAGAAGATGACATTGCCAGAAAAAAAGAAATTAGTGATTTATACAGTGCTACAGTTAAAGGAACTGAATTAGGTACGGCTGCTGTCGGAACTTGTACCACTTTTGCTCGTAGTGATCACGTTCATCCATTACCTGATACAATTGCAAATGCTACTTGTTTTGACGGTCATACTTATGAAGAAGCAAAAGCAGATTTTTCAGCGGATTTTGCTCCTACTTGTCATTCTTCATCATTAACAAGTTATGGAGTAGGAACAGCAACAGCTTATGGCCATCTTAAAATAAGTGATACTTATACAAGTTGTGTGGGGGCTGTTACTCAGGGAGTTGCTGCTTCTCAGTTGGCTGTATATTGTGCATATAACTGTGGTCGAGCCGTTGCAAATCTAACAGCCGGAGTTGCATTTCAGTGTTCAGCAACAGGGGAAGCATCTGCAGCAACTTATACAAAAAATCTGACTTATTCTAGGTCTTTTAGGTGGTGTGCATGTACTCAAAATGTATGTTCTTTTGATAGAAGAACATACTTTAATGTAGGAACTGTTCAGAATCAAAATGCTTGTTCAGGATATTCGTTTATTGAAACTTGTTCTTGGCAATGCTGCTATAGTGGTACAGCCGGAGTAACAACCTGTTCTACAAAAAGATTTTGTTTCTGTTCAAATGGTTACTTTTATGCTCCAAATGGTATTTGTGCTTCATCATTATGTGGTTGTGCATCTGATAGCGCAAAATTAGGTGGTTGTGCTGCAAGTTGTTATTTAACGGCCGGATGTACAATAACTAATGCTGAGTGTGTTTGTGCTATTACTAATTCCGGTGAATCAGACGAAAACTATTCTTTAGCCTTGGTAAGACCTTTCGCTAATCAAAGTCCAATAATTCGAACAAGTGCTACATTACGTTTTGATTGTGTTTCAAGTACGGTAAGCAACCTCATACTAACACTGCCTAACGGAGTTATATGTACTAGCAGCGTGTATGGATGTGATGTTACCTGTTGCGCTGCTTTTCACGGTAATGCAACAGGTTTATTTGGTAGATTACAAGGAACAGTATGTATTACTCCTACTCGCCTAGCATGTGCAAATTGCATATTTGTATGTTCAACATGTTGTAATAATAATTGGTGTCATTGTATTAAGATTTGTTGCGGAACTAGTAATTGTATTTTATTTAAAGTCATTTTATTACCAGGATGTAACAGTTTATATAATACGGCTTGTACTTATCCAGAATTGGTTATTCCGGCTTGTTGTTGGGTACCTATAAAAAATAGTTATTGTTCTGCTGCCTGTGTACAAAGTCAATATGGTACATGTATGAGAATTATAGCATATCCTATAGGTGTAAGATGTTAAAATGTTGAAAAAATTACAGTATATATGTTATACTTATTTTTGTAGGTAAGAAAATATTTTACAAGGAGAAAAAACAATTATGAAAAACATCTACATTAATTCTCAGGGTGGTTTAGGTTTTAATTTAGCTTTAAGCCATATAACTAAAGAATTAAAAAAGAATTATGATAAGGTTTGTATACTTTCACCTTATTATGACGTATTTGAATCTTGTCCTTACGTTGATTACGTTTACAAGCCAAATGAAATCAGGGACTTTATTTTTGATGCTAAACATGATGACGCAAAACTGATTTGTGAACGTATGTACGATATGGAAGATTTTATTTATAAAAAGCTGTCTTATGCAGATGCATGGAGAAAAGCTGCCGGTCTTACTATTCACAATAACAAAGACGGTTCAGATACAAAGGCTGAATTATATCCTTTGAAAAAATATCCAAATTTAATGTCAGGAATTGAAACCATATTAAATGAAATAAAATCTAACAATTATAAAGACTTTGTAATCATGCAGTTTGAAGGTGGTCAAAGTCCATTAATAGATCTTCCTGTAGGTCAGGATGGAAAACCTAATTGGGCTGCTGTTCCAACAAATTATGATAATGAGCCTTTGAAAAGACATTATCCTTTTGAGAAAGCTCAGGAGTTTATTAATTTATTTCATAATGAACATCCAGAAACAGCAATCATCCTTTATCAATTGCCTAATGAACACAAGTTTGAAAATACATTACAGTTTGAACGGCCATATCTCACATATTATGAATTAGTAAGAAATGAATTATGTAGGGGAACGGTTTCAATTGACAGTTCTCTGCAGCATCTTGTAGCCGGAGTAAATAAATCACTTGTTTTATGGGGACATTCCTTACCACAATCTTTTGGTTATGAATACAATAAAAATGTTATTCAGAGATGTAATAGGGATGATATTCTTTATTTCTCTCAGCTTGGCCCATCTGGAGCAAGAATTGATTATATTACTCCGGAAGAATTATTAAAGGTAACAGATGATTATCTGTATGAAAATAAATAGGCAAAATGCCGATTGATCCGTTAAAAAATGCTGTTTTTGTGTGAATAAATGTGTGCATAAAACCAACAATTTATAACAAATATTATGTTGAAAAACTGTTAAATTACGGTTAAAATTAAACAAAAAACAGTGGAAAACCACGTATATTCGAGGTGGGTTACGGGTATTCAGCCGATTAAATAGCAGAAAATAGTGTTATTTAATCGGTTTTTTACTGTCAAACAACACTAAATATGGTTTTCCATTAAAAAAATGCTTTTTGTGTGTATAGTTTGTGCATAGCAAAATAACGGAAAAAAAACAGTGATTAAACATTTATTTCAAAGAACCATAACAAGAAACAGAAAAAATGACTGATTATTATGATAAAACAAAAGCCATAGATCATTTGGATGATTTACTTAAAAATAAAAAATCTTTGAATGATATATTTAATTAGATGGAATTTGAATACCAATTGTAAAGCCTGTATAAGTGCCTAATACTAATCCGCTTCCTAATCCAATTAAAGTGAATTTGAGATTATCGCCAAAAGAATTTTTCTTTCTTGTATCATACATTGCTTTCCAATAATCAACTTCTGGCTGTAATTCTACTGTAGCTTGTTTATATCCTTCTTTATAGGCTGCTTCAATAGAGTTATCAGCTTCTTCCAGAATAATATCAATTATCGCTTGTACTTCCGTTCCCTGGTATGTTCTTTTTAAATCTATCCCTAAGTCGTTGTCTAAGTTCTTCTTGTTCTCGTTTAATGTTTGTGCTGATAGTGTCAGGATTAGGACTATTGGCAGCAATATCATCAGGAGTTTTTTCTTCAAGTTCATTTCTTTTATCCTCTTTTGCTTTTTCTGCATCTGCATTGTCTTTTTTTGTTGTTTTATAAAAAACTATAAAAATAGCAAGAATAGTCAGAAATACAGTTACAATAATAGAGCCTATTTTTTTTAAGATTTTTTTTATTTCCATAATTTACACCATTTCAAAATGTGGTTTATCTTTCCAATCTTCCCAATCTCCACCCCAGGAGAAACCATACTTTTTACCGATTTTTCCCATTTCATTCCATACTGAATCAGGAGCATCCCACCAGATTCTACCGTCTTTACAGGGTGCAAAATCTATAGCAATACCTTTGATATGATTAGAATTTAATGTTTGGGTATTTGCTGTATTACATTCATATAAAGAAGGTTCGTATAAGCCGGCAGCTTTGTACATTGCTTTTACATCATCAGGATTTTTCATTCGTGAACGTGAATAATATGCCATTTGAACAGCTAAATCCCTTTTTGTTTCAATAATTATTACACTGTTTACTCCTAATTTTTTTAATACAGTAGAAGAATTCATATCATTGTAAGCCTTTATAGCATAAGGTTGAATTTCTTTTACTAAGTCTTTAATTTTATTACTCATTTTCTACCTCCTCATTAGAAACTGTATTGATTTTAGATTTCCCAATTTTTTTGATTCCCTGGATTAAGATCTGATAATCAACTTGCATAATTCCAATAGTCATAATTGAACCAAAAACACCTATTGGAAGATACTCAATTGCTACAAAGCAGCCGATTGCAATAAACGGCATAATTAAAGAATATATCCAGGTCTTTTCTGTTTTGATAAAATTCTTTAACCATTCCATTAAACCAACACCGGCAAGTGCTGACATAACAGCTTTAATAATATAAACAGCAAATTCACCCATAGTTTGTATCTCCTTATAATTATTTAATTTTTATACAGGTAATTTTGGTGGAACAAAATTAAAATATTTAAACACTGCTGCAAAAATAACAGCTATAATGATCCATCCTAATTTATCAAGTATTTTTCCCCACCATGTAAAAACTTTATTCTTTTTGTCATCTTTCAAATTTTTTACATCGGTCTGTAATGATTCATATTTCTTTTCAACTTTTTCTAAAGTTTCTTGTATGATTTTTTCTGTATTTTTTTTGGATTCTTCAACGATTTTATTAATATTTGTGGTTAATGATTCTATACATGCTTTCATTTCTTTTATCAGCCCTGTATTATTATCAATCTGATGTTGTAAGTCATCCTTGATACTATCTTGTCGGGCCTTTGCTTTATTATAGGCTTTTTCAAGTTCATCACTTTGTCGTAAATCGCGTTCTTTTAACTCTTTAATATCTTCCTGAATCCCTGTTTGTAGTGCTACAACCGTTCCTAATGTATTTTGTATATCCATTAAAATTTCAAAGTCTTTTTCTTCACCCATCTGAATTCCTACCTTATTAAAAAAAAGCCGGCAACTTCTTAAAAAAAGAAATCACCGGCTTAGATTTGCTCTAATACCATATAATAAGATTATAACTTACATAGCATGAATTGTCTATTGTTTATCTTCATTACATATATTATCGTAACAAATTCTATAAAAGTAAATAAAAAGTATACATTTTTATTGACAATGTATACTTATGATAGTAATATCTTATGTAGGTGTAAATAATATATTTACATAAATGAACAACTTTTTTAGGTGGAATATGGAATATGAACAGTTAGGGTTATTTGATGAAGAATACCCACAGTACAAAATTGAAAAACCAATTAGATTGATAGAACTTTTTGCCGGTGTTGGCTCTCAGTCTATGGCTCTCAAAAGGCTCGGAGTGGATTTTGAATCTTACAAGGCCGTTGAGTTTGATGAATTTGCAATCCGTTCTTATAACTCAATTCACGGAACTAATTTTCCTACACTTGATATTACCAAAACTCATGCTGCAGATTTGGAAATTGTTGATAGAGATAAGTATGAATACATCATGTTTTATAGCTTCCCTTGTACAGATTTGAGCTTGGCCGGTCAACAAGCCGGAATGAGTAGAGAATCAGGAACAAGGTCTGGGCTTTTGTGGGAAGTTGAGAGAATCCTTAAAGAGTGTGGTGATAATCTTCCACAGGTTTTAATTATGGAGAATGTTATCCAGGTTCATAGTGAGAAAAATCTTCCTGATTTTGAAGAATGGATCAACTTTCTTAGAAGCAAGGGGTATTCCAATTTTTACGGTGAGCTTAATGCTAAAGACTTTGGTGTTCCACAGAACCGTGATAGATGCTTTATGGTTTCAATGCTTGGTAAATATGATTTTCAGTTTCCAAAACCGATTCCATTGGAGAAAGTCATCAATGATGTTCTGGAGGAAGAAGTTCCAGAGAAATTTTTTATCAGGTCTGAAAAAGCAGAGCAGCTGATAAATCAGTTAATCAAAGATGGCAAGATTGAAGAATAAAATGATTAGTTCAGAAGTTCAGAAGTTCAGAAGTTCAGAAGTTCAGAAGTTCAGAAGTTCAGAAGATTGTACCGATGGCCAAAGATTAGTCAATACCTGTCGGCAGCATAAGTATAAAAATATTCCGGCAAGGCTTGATAAGAAATCAGGTTGCGGTGATGGATTTGCAAGTGCTGATGAACAGGGAATTTATGACATTGGTTGTACTGTAGCAAGTTGTGTTACAGCCAGATATTACAAAGGGCTTTCAGCTCATGGAGATAATTTAGTTATTGTCAGGAAGATAGAGTAATGGCAGAGAGCAGAGAGCAGAGAGCAGAGAGCAGAGAGCAGAGAGCAGAGAATTGTAGCGGCGATAGATTTAAGTGTCAATCATCCGTCTGTAATTCTGATTGCCAATTGTATAACGGCAAGAGAAAACCGTGGAATATGCAACATTCAAAGCATGGGAAACGGTGTTGTTATGGAAACTATAAAGGAATCGTCAAAGTTGATGTAGAAGTTGCGATGACGATTATGGCAAGAGATTGTCATGGAATAAGTGGTGGGTATACACCATCTAATTTGGTGATAGAGATTTATGACTAGTAACATAATTATAACGAACGAACGAACGTAAACGTTTGTATGATAAATGTCAAGTGATAGGAGATTTTTTTGAAGAAAATGGTTATGGATCAGCCGGTGGCCGTGTTTATAGCAAATATGCTTTAGCTCCGTGTATCGGCGCAAGTCATTTTCAGCAAGTTAAATATATAGTGGTAAGGGTATGACTATAACAAGAAACAAGAAACAAGAAACAAGAAACAAGAAACAATATCCGGCCACAATCAGAAGGTCAATGGGTGGTGAATTTTTAGGTACAGAAAGTATGTACTTAGAAAATATAGGTAAGAAAATTGCTAACACGGTTTTAGCAAGGTATTACAAAGGCTTGGAGGGGGATAACAGTAACGCTGTTTTAGTCGTATATGAATAATCTGGCTAAAGAAAGAAAGAAAGAAAGAAAGAAAACGATAACGGCCTTGATTCTTTATGTCAAGACGTTGTGTTTCTGAGATATAAAAACTTCATTGTTGTAAATCCTGATAAGGATATAAGGCTTTGTAGGACATTAAAAACACAATACTACAAAAATAGTATTGCAAATATTTTCCATAAGGGAACTTTTGGATGTACAGGGGTTATTCAAATTGTTGATGAATAATATTAGCGACAAGACAAGACAAGACAAGACAAGACAAGACAAGACAAAGATTGCTCATTACGGCTTTCTTGTCAATATAGGCAATGTAATTTTTTAGGGAGTTTATACGGCAGAGGTGCCGGTTTTGCCGGAGCTTTGTGGGATAAAAATTATATCTCACCAACTTTGACAACAATGCAAGGCGGCAATCGTGAACCTTTAATAATCGTTAAGGCATAGTTATGGCAGAACAGAACAGAACAGAACAGAACAGAACAGAACAGAACAGAACAGAACAGAACAGAACAGAACAGAACAGTATAAACATAATTCGCTATTACATGTCAATACCTGGTTGGCATCGTATAGCAAGAGTTGTGTTAAATCCAAAGGGTATTTGCACAACTATAACAGCACAAAGCAACAATTTGTTGCAAAAGGTTCTTGTTAAGGTGGATTAAATGAAGCCTTGCAAGAATGAGCCTATTTGTTTGGGAGGATTTGGTAAAAAATGCAATCGTGATACGCAATATCACAATCAGAATAGAGTTTATAGCTCTTTTACGGTTGCGGTATCTGTTACAACAAGTTTTTTACCGTGGTATCTGGTGAAAGATGAAAAAGATTTGGAGTGTAGCAATTCGAGGGCGGCCGGTAACAACAGTACAACAGTACAAAAAGACAATTTGGTGCTGATAAGGGAAGAAGTTTATGTCAGAAGATAAATACTTATGGATAAAACAAGCAACTAAAGACTGATATATAAAAATGAAGTCTGGTGGTGTTTGTGATGTTAGTTATCCAAACAAGTAAACTGAGACGTGGCAGAGTTCAAGAAGGGGGAAACGTTTCACCAACCTTAACATGTGAAAGTGGTGGAATAGTGAGAATTGAAGTTATGAATGAAGAATTTAAGCCTAAAGTTTTGGCACATTGGCCAGGAAGAAATATGTGTTCAGGTAATGTTTATGACAAAAGCAATGTTAGTCAAACATTGATGGCATGTATGGGAACAGGCGGAAATAATCAACCTTTAATCAGTGTTGAAAAAAATATAGGAGATAAAAATATGGAAGAAGTTAAAACAGAAAAAACTCAGGAAGAACTTGATGCATTGGTGGAGACAATAACAAAGCCAAAATACAGAATTAGAAAACTTACTCCTAGAGAATGTTGGAGGCTTATGAACTTTTCAGATGAAGATTTTGAAAAAGCTCAGGCTGTAAACAGTAATTCACAATTATATCGTCAGGCCGGAAATAGCATTGTAAAAGGTGTTCTTTGTGCTATTTTCAGTCAGTTAGGAATTCAGGGCCATAAAAAGTGGAATGAAATGACATTGGAAGAACGTAGAGCCTTGGTTTACAAAGGAACAATTCTGGAGGCGAAATAATGAATAAATCAAAGGGCTATAAAGTTCGTATAACAGAAACACTTGAAAAAGATGTTTACATTATTGCTGATTCAGAAGAAGAAGCATTACAGATTGTTGATAACAATTATAGGGCTGCTCAGGACTGTTATGTTCTTGATGCTGAAAACTTTACAAATGTTGATTTTAAGGTCCTGAAAAATGATTAGTGAAGTTTACAACATGGACTGCATGGAATACATGAAAACTATTCCAGACAAGTTTTTTGATATTGCTATTGTGGATCCGCCTTATGGTATTAATGCTCCTAAAATGGTTATGGGGGGGGGCTTCTCTGGTGGTTCATATAACTCTAAGAATTATGCATCTAAGAAAAGATTAAACGGTGGAAGTGGCAAATTGAAAAATAGAGTATTGAATCAATCGGATTGTACATGGGATGAAACTCCACCAGATGAAAACTATTTCAATGAATTATTCCGTGTTAGTAAGAATCAAATTATCTGGGGTGGAAATTATTTCAAGCTGCCTCCTACAAGATGTGTTGTAGCTTGGGATAAGTGTCAGCCCTGGGAGAACTTTAGCCAGGTTGAAATAGCATGGACTAGTTACGATAAGCCGG